ATACAGGTGTTATATTTTTTGGTCTAGGATGTGATACACCAAAAAGAGATTTATTTATTATTGATTCTTTTAAGACGGATTTTGCATTTTGAAGTACTGGCTCGAAATATTGAGTTCCACTGGTTCCTATACTTTTAACTTGACGAAATGATTTGCCTGAATTCATCTGTATGTCAAATAAATAAAATCTTAGATTATTGCCATCTTCGCTTATTGACTTAACACGCGCAGTACCTATAGTTGATCCGCCATAATCTACGGCATCTCTTAAATTAAGTTCTTCAAAAGTTGCAATGTTAGGTAATTTTTTATTTGATGTGTTTACACTTGGATTAACAATAACATAATTACCAAAATCTATTTGCGTAGCTTCGTTTGTAAACGTTAACGTTTCTGTTGGTTTAGCAATTCTTAACGTCGTAGGAAAATCTCTTTCTGCTCTATATCCTTCGACTACCGCAACACCGGGACTTACGTTTAATAATAAGTGAGTGTTTTGAGAATCTTTTTCAAAATTTACGAAAAAAGGTTTTACGAAATAATCACCAGAATTTTCTTTAATTCTTTGCGCAATCACTTTATTAGGTACATTGTATGAGTTAGTATCATTTACTGCATTGTAAATTACACCTTTCTTAATAGTTGCAACATGAACAAAATTTTCATCAGAGTTTACATCATTTCTTTCTGCAAAAGTTAAAGTTATCCTATATCTGTCTGCTCCAGGTGCAGTTAAGTTTGGATTAGCACCTTGGTTATCAAATAAGCTAACGTCATCTGCTGAAGTTACAACTTGTTCTAAAGTTTGAAATCCAATTTCTGTATTAGCGTCATCAGAATATTGAGATATTATCTTTGACAAATCCTGAGTAAAAACAAAATGCCCCGCAACATAATATACGCCTGAAAGAATAGTTGCTTGTACGCCAGCTCCAACAGCAGGATCATCTACAGTATTAGTACCTTGAACATTAAATGTTGTAGAGCCACCACCAACAGTAAGAACTTCACCAGCTTCAAATCTTTTAGTAGTACTTCCACCGGTAGAACCAGTGTTTATATATTGCACATAAAGAGTATCTATAGAAAGATCGCTTTGCGCTGCTGGCAAAACTTCAATTATTTTTGCTACTATTAAAGAGTCACCACCTTGAATATTCTGATTAACTATTGTACTAATATCAATACCTGATAGAGCTCCTCCAGCCAATTTTACAAACTCATACCTACTATTTAAGTTTACACCACCAGGTTTAACAACGCCACCTTCTTTAAATACATTATTACCAAATCTTGTAATTTGTTCTTGTAATATAGTTTGTAATTGATTTAGTTCTCTAGCTTGTAATGCTTTTCCGGAGTTAAACAGTATTTTATGAAATCCTGCACTATCCGAAAAATCATCTTTATAAGTTGTACTAAAAGTTTGATTTGTTAATGTACTTACCATTTTAATTCCTAAAGTGTTATTACGACCTTGATGTCTTCAGTTTGATCAGTGCTCCTAGTAACCGGTGCTCTATTTTCTATGTATAGTAGTTCTCCGGATAAAAGTTTTATATCATCCGCTGAATCACCTCTAGCGTTTGCGTCAAGACCAGCTGCAACTGTAGTTGCATCTTCACCACCACCACTTATTGTTTCATTCTCTGCAAACGTATGAAATCCTGTTGTTTCTGTCTGGTGAAAATATATTTTATCACCTACGACCTCATCAATAATTCCTTTTGCTCCAGAAGTTTGTCCTGTTATAGTTGTATCTGCAGTAAAATCAGCGGCATCAACAGAGCTTGTAACTAATAAATATCTTATTGCTCTTCCAGACGCAACATCTAGTGCAGAGTCTGCACCAGCATTGCCTTTAAATACTCTTGGATTTCTAAACAATCCTACTTGTCTAAAATCGTTTCCTACAATAAAATCATTATTTTCATTTCCACTCGGTTTGGTGTTAAACATTAATGATGTTGAAAGTAAATCTGTTCTTGCATCAGCTCCAAGTCCACTGTCAGGTCCTAAAATTACTCTTGCGGTTGCTTGTATGCCGCCTGCGCTGTCTGGTGCCGGTATCAAAACACTAGCAAAATCAAATCCTCTTCCCATCTGCATGGCACTATCTGCACTTGAATCAAGTTCAATCTTTGTAATAGATCCACCACTTACTGTCGCAGTGATTGCAGGAGTACTGTCACCATCTCCTTGAATAGTTACTGTAGGTGGAGAGGCATCTACATAACCTGTGCCGTTATTAATCATAGCTATACCTAAAATTTGACCAGGCACAGCTGCGTTTTGTACGTTTTCTTGTAAAACTTCAAGTGGTTCCAGTGATCTTGCTAAAGTAGTAGAGTCAAGTTGCAACTGAACAGGTAGAAAGTTTGCTGATAAAAATTTATTTGCATTTGCAGCAGCCATAGTATATAAGTATTTCCAGACATAACCGTCAGAAAGTTTAAACGCTTTTACTGATGTGCCAGTAGGTTTAACAGTAGAAGGTTGAATAACTCCTGATGAATCTTTTGAAGGTTTTAAACAAACATAAACTTGATTATCTTCAGTTAATACATAATAGCTATTACTAGCAGGTTGTGTTTCAAAAGTATCATCAAAACCTTGATATTTTGTTCCTGAAATCCAATTATATCTTGGTATTACATAGCTGCAATCCTGAGCTGATTTCATTGACTGTAAACCTGCTCTTAAATTTCTATCTTCTCGCTTACTATCGAGAGGCGTAGTTACAGTTTCTGAAGAGTCGTAAGGCTCTGCTTTTCCTATACCAATATAATACCTGTTCGAAACTAATCTTACTTCATCGAATACTTGTTGAGCAAATTTTCTTTTTAATTTTTTAGTTATTATTGCTGGCATGTTAAATCCTTATCTATGCTACCGTTACTGAAGTTTGGTTTCCTACCAAAAACCAGTTTGTACCTGCTCCACCCCATACACATGTACATCCATCGTTTGCTGCTAAAGTAAATTTAGTTCCTTGAGCAAAACTAACTGGCGTAATCTCCATTGCTTCCGAACCTTTGTTTATAAAAATTTTATATTCTCCAGTAGTTGTACCATTTGCTAAACTAAGAGTTAATGTGCCACCAGAATTTTTATTACCTATGATTAACGTGCCACTTACTATTGAAGCAGCGTTGGTATCAACAGTCGTAGAGCTAAAAGCGGCTTTGTTAAGTTCTACTGAACCGGTTCCTTTTGGTGTCATAATAATGTTTAAATTAGATGCATCACCAGTGGCAGAAAGAGTTGGTCCAGTAGTTGATGCACCGTTAGCAATTGTTAATTCATTAACTGCACTACCAGTTGCAGTTAACTTGATAAGTTCTGCACCGTTTGCGTCATTAATAACTGTTCCAATTCTTGGTGAATTTATAATAGGTGATGTTAATGTCTTATTTGTTAGTGTATCAGTTGAAGTTCTTGCCACTAAAGTGTCAGCGCCAGAAGGTATTGTAACTGTACCGCCGTTTGTAATAGATGCTATTGTTGGTGTAGTTAAAGTTTTATTTGTTAAGGTATCTGTTGTTGCCCTACCAACTAGTGTGTCTGTTGCATCAGGTAAATTAATTATATTATCTTGACTAGGATCAGTGGCAATCAACTTTGTTTGTGTGTCATCACCAGAAGTTGCACCTTGAAACATTACAACTCCAGTACCACCAGAATCGGTGAGTTTTATCTTTTGGCTTAAGTTACTACCGTCTGCACCTAACTGATTATATAATTCAGTAAAGTTTGCATTAATTTTAGTAGCTGCATTACGTAAGGTATCTCCGGTACCGTCGTTTGCTGATGAGCCTGTACTTATTGTTGCTTTTGCCATTCTAAATCCTTATGATAGTTCTATTTATACTAGAAAGATGAATCACTTGTTACCCTTGTGAAAAATTCGTTATCCATTGTTTCAAAAGTATTTGATATATCAGCTTGTGTTGTGTCATCAAAAGTAAATGAGTTTGGTGTTAAAATTTGTCTTATGCTTCCATAGTTATTATCTAAGAAGTCAAGAGAAACATTCTGATAATCAGATACCAGTTTATTTATATCAGATATACGTAACGGACTCGTACCGCCTCCACCAGCAGAATCAAAGAGGGTAGTAAGTTGAGTAAACCCACGAGCCATTCCTAACTGAGCTTCTGATTGAATCAAAAATGCAACGTTTGAATCTGTAACTGATAGTACTTGATTAGGTAAACCAGATGTAACACCTACTGCACTTACCTCTCCTTCAACATAAAAACCGGCAGGATGTATAAATTTAGTATATAACTCTTTCCACGTATTTATGCTCAAAGAAGATTTTATTAGTATCGAAAAAATTTGGTATCTTGCGTAGTTTTGAATAAATTTTATAGAATCAACGCCGATCTTACTTGTTTCTTCACCTATTTTAAATATGTCTTTTTTAGGATATTCTATCTCTACATTTTCTTGGAAAAATAATCTAAAAAATTCTTGTGCACTTAACTTACTTCCACTATTTTTATGTAACTCAGCAAGTCTTGTAAGTGCATACCTTTTATCAGTAAAATTTTCTCCAGTGTTTAAACCACCTGCCAATTCAGAAACTAAATTGTTTAGTAAATCTTCAGGCATTTCATGTATATCTTTTTTAGAAAAAATTTGTTTTATGTCGTCGCCAAATGCATGAGATCCACCTGACGAATCTAAAAAGTCATAATATTTCTCTAAGAAAGTTACAAGTTTTGAAAAATCTTGTGTAAAAATTTCAGGTAAAGACTCTCTTACTTTTCTTACCTGAAAATTTTTTAATCTTCTGTTACTTTTATAATTTAATGCCATTATAGTGTCGTCTTAGTGTTTTGAAAATCAAGTAATGCTGATGATATTGATGCATCTGTATCAATATCAATAACAAAGTTTCTTAAAGGTCTTATTGTACTTTGATTAGCTGGAGTAACTGAAACCTTAATTTTATCTCCATCAAAAGCGCTTACCTTAAATCCTCTTAAAGTTACTTTACCAGCATTCGTATCATAGTCGCCTATATTATTTGCAATTACTGCTCCAGTTGTAGATACAACTTGAAGTTGATTTGATTTTAAAAGGTTTCTAATAAAACAAGTTATGCCTTGAAATGTAAATTTACTACTTGTAACGATAAAATTTACATCATCTGGATCTGCAAGTTTTACTGGATAATTTATTATGTATTCTAGACTTTGATTTAAAGTAGGTAAAAAACTATTTTGTATTTTAACAGACATTTTAGAATTTAAAATTGATGGATCTAAAGCGTCTATTAAAGTTAAAAGATTAGATCTTCTAAATACTTTATTGAATCGTTTTAAATTAGTATTAAAAAAATTGTTAATTAAATTTTGTACTCTAACTTGAATTGATTGAGGAGTTGAAGACGTAAGATCCGGATCTAAATTAAATGTTGTTAGTAATTCTAGGTTAATAGTTTCTGGATCAACAAAAACCGTATCAATTGACATGATTGATAAATTATCAGATAAGTCTGTTATTATTTGATCTTTTACGCTTTGTTGAGTTGATGTACTTATATTATCTTTAAACTTTAAACCAACAAATACTTTTCCATACTGTCTAGGTTCATTGTCTTCACCACCAAACGAAGTAACATCATCTAAAAAATTATTAAAATTTGCAAGTATTTGTGCTTTATAATCTTCTGCAGTCACAAGCCTTCTTTGTGATGTAAAAGCAATAGGAGCATTATTTCTTATTGATTCAATGCTTTCTTTAAAAGCTCCACCTGCTGAAGCAGATTCTGTTACAGTAGTAAGATTATATTCTACGCCTGCAACATTAACTGTGCCTACTGCACTAAAGCTTGATCCTCCGTTTGCAATAGTACCTTGAGTTGACAAGTAATCTATTTCTACTTTATTACCTGCAACAGGAGCTTTACCGGTAGATACACCATCACCAAATATTATTTCATAAAATCCGTTAGGTACTTCTTTTATTTGAAAATAAGTTGAAGTATTTTCAACACGAACAGCTTTTAATATGTTTGTATATGTATCAAAAGTTGAACTGTTAGCAGTGTCAAAAACTTTTACTCTTATTGTTGACGTATCCATAGTTACATCAGGTATAACATACACTTGATTATCTGAAGTTTCTCCTACAAAAAATGTTTTTGTTTTTTCAGTTCCTTCGAAGACAGGTATGCCAGTTGAGTTATCACTTGTTACAAATTGATAATTACCTACGCCATCGTCAGTTGCTGTAAAAACTTCTCTTGTTTGAAAAGTAAAAGACGTACCATCAACGCTTGTTGTAAATTCAGTATTTCTAGGTAATGTTATTGTTGCTGGTCTATTTGTTGCAGTAACTAGCAAACTTAAATTTAAAGTTGCTTGTGAAGACGAATAAGATCTTGGCACATAACCTAAACCTTCAGCTAAAGAAACTACTGAACTTCGAAGTTGTGCGCTGTTTATAAACGATTCATTTAATCCAAAGTTTGCATTTAATCCACTAAAATGAGTGTTATAAGCCAACACATCAAGTATATTGCTTAATCCAGATGCTTCAAAATCATAATCAGCAAATTCCGTTTGTCTTTTAAGAAAATCTTTTAATTGAGATTTTATAGTATCAAAATCTAATTCTGTACTTTTAATTGTTGTAGCCATTACCTTAACCTTGTTAATGATATTTGAGTGTTTAGTGTTTCATTTGTACTTATTATCTTAAATTTAACTGTTACATCAATTTCATTTCTATCATCATTTCTTAATATTTTTATGTTGAGAACTTTTGCTCTTGGTTCAAATATTTCAATACTTTCTAATATTCTTTCTTCAAGTCCTATTTCGTCAATGGTAGTATTTAATGAGAATAGTAATGAATTTAAGTCACCTCCATAGCGAGGTAAAAATGGTTTTTCACTAAAGTTTGTTAATAATAAATTTCTAACAGCTTGTGCTACAGCACCAGCATCTGTTTTTTTAAAAATATCACCAGATGCTCTTTTTGCAAAAGTTAAGTCAATATCAGAGTAACTCTTTTTACGAGCAGTTACAATAGTTGTCGAATTAATGTTACCGTCTTCAACTGAAAAAACTTTTTGTGGCATTTAAAATTCCTTTTATCCTATTTATAAGGTTTATGCTAAGACTTCTATTAATTCGTTTGTTGTTTGTACGTTATTATTATATCTTGTCTCAACATCATTTTTATACTTAACCGACCATGGCGGTAATATTTCTGGCATAATTAAAATTATCTGTGCATTTATAGAATTATCAGGATTATATGTGTCATAATCTAATATTAATTTATCAAACTGTAAGTTATTTTTCCAATACGTTGCAAGTTCATATGTTTTTTCAACGTCGATTTCGCCGTCTTCGCCTATTAGTTCGTAAACAACTGCTAGTCCTCTTGACATTAAATAGTTTACGCCGTCACTTACATCCAAGTCTTCACCTGCTTCTGCTCTATATAACCCTTCTACAACTTGTAATCTAAATTCGTTAAATCTTTTTGCACCTGTACTTGAGTTGATAAGTTTCATTGCATGAGCATGTAACACATATTGCTTTGCTAATCTTAATTTTTCACTATCTTCAAGTATATGTGTTAAAGTAACAGGATCACCTACACCACCTAAAAATTTTGCCATTGGTATGCCTGGTGCTAATTTGGTTCTACTAGTTATAATATCTTGAAATACAGGATTATATTTAGGGTCGACAAAAAAATCTGTCGTTACACTTGATGTTTCCTTTGTAGTAAACCTTTTGGCAGTGTTTCTTGATTTACCTATTATTCTAGATCCTAATGATGATATTTTTTCATTACTAGAAGTTCTGTTTGTTAACTTTGGCACCATAGAAGCAAAGTCTGCAGAAATTATTCCGTCTGTTATACAAGCGCCAACAAACGTTTCGTTATTGATATTATTTGGATCTCTTAACTTTGAACGCGCTTGTCTTGTATTTAAATCACTGTTTGATACACCTCCAAATTTTGTAGTTTTATCAACAGAATTTTTCATTAAGTCGCCTTCATCAATATCAACTCTTCTTATCGACAATGGTGAATTTTCTAATAAATCATTTAATATATTGGTAGTAGGTCTTACAGTATCTTTATCTGTTGCTGTACTAATAGTCTGTGTTCCACCTCCTGAACCAGGTCCTGATGGCGCAGAACCGGCTTCATCTGCTTTTGCTGCGAAAGATGCTTTACCATTTAACGTGCCATGAAATGTTGTAGCATGCATTGAAGTAGAATTGATTCTTGGTATGTGCGCAGCTTTGCCATACATTACAATCTCGTCGCCTCCAAT